TGTTATAGAATGTATATGTTTCCTTCTGAAATAGTTAGATATTTTGGTAATGAATTAACACCTCATCAAATAGATGATATTTATGAATTATATAGTAAAGGAGATTCAGCTTTAAGTAATTTTGATTATTCTAAGATAGATGATTATTCTGATAAAGGAATAAGAGTTTTACATTGTGAATGGAAATCTTTAAAACCTATTAAATTTGTAATGACTCAAGATCCTGAAACAGGAGAAATAAATGAAGATATTGTAGATGAATCTTATAAATTAGATTATGAAGCTGGAGATATTTCTATAAGAACTGAATGGATACCTACTAAATATGAAGGATATAAAATAGGTACTGATATTTATGCTAATATGAGAGAAGTTCCAGGACAAGCTAGAGATTTAGATAATCTATATAATTGTAAATTATCTTATATAGGAGCTTACTATGATAATACTAATTCTACAGCTACATCTTTAGTAGATAGAATGAAATATTACCAGTATCTTTATAATATTATTTGGTATAAATTAGAATTACTTATAGCTTCTGATGAAGGTAAATCTATTTTCATGAGTGCTAATATCATTCCTAAAGATAATGGATTAACTTTAGACCAATGGTTACAAATGTGGAAAGTTAATAAAATAGCATTGGTAGACCCTACTGAAGAAGGTAATAAAGCTGGGGGTGAAGTATCTCAAGCAGTTAAAGAAGTTAACATGTCTTTAGCTTCAGATATTCAAAAATATATGCAAATATTAGAATATCTTGAGAGAAGATGTGGAGAATCTGTAGGTATTACTAAACAAGTAGAAGGACAAATAGGTCATGATGAAGCTGTAAGAAATACTCAACAAGCTTTAGTACAATCTGCTAATATATTAGAACCTTATTTTGAAATACATAATAATGTAAAAAGAAATGTATTACAAGCTTTAATTGAAGTAGCTAAAACAGTTTATTCTATATATCAACCTAGATACTTAAATTATATTCTAGATGATATGTCTAGAAGAATGGTTAGTATGGATTATGAACTTTTAGATAATTCAACTTATGCAGTATTTGTATCTAATTCAGCCAAATCTGTTGAAGCTCTTGAAACTGTAAGACAATTATCTCATGCAGCTATGCAAAATCAAATGATAGAACTTTCAGATGTAGTTACTATTATGAATGCTAATTCATCTAAAGAAGCTGAAGAAATGCTTAGAGCAGCTGAAAAACAAAGACAAGAAGCTCAAGCTAAACAACAGGAACAACAAATTCAAGCTCAAAGAGAAGAGGCTCAAGCTCAAAGAGAATGGGAAGAGAAGAAGATGGATAAACAACATAAATATAACATTGAAGAAATTCAAGTTAAAGGTGAGGTTGATCTTCAAAAACAAGCTATGTTATCTCTTGGGTTTAATGAAGATAAAGATCTTGATAAAGATGGTACACCAGATGTACTTGAAGTTTATAAAGCAGGTGTTGATGCTAGTATTAAACAACAAAATATAGATCTTCAAAGAGATAAATTGGAAGCTCAAAAGAAACAACATGAAGATAAGATGGCTATAGAAGAGAAAAAAGTTAAAGCTACTATCCTGAAAAAGAATATGAGCAATAAATAAGTATAGAGTAATAGCCTTAAATGAAAAGGCTATTACACCTAACTTTTTATTAATATTAATATTAATTTGAATAATATAAATTAAAGGTATAATTTTGCAAAAATAACAACATCAAATATGGAAGATTTAATGGATTTTAATTGGGACACTCCAGCAGAAAGTCCTACTAAAGTTGAAGAAACTACTACAGAAACTGAAGAAAATGATGTATCTGAAGATATAAAAGAAAAAGAGTCTACTGAAGAAGTTAAAAGTATTGATCCTTTAGATGATTTTAGTAGTGATGAAGATACTGAAGATATAGATGAAGATTCTGATGTGGAATCCCCTAAAGAAACTACAAGTATTTATACAGATCTATTTAAAGATCTTAAAGAAAGAGGTCTTATTAAGAATGTAGATTTAGAAGATGGAGATGATTTAGATGCTGATAAATTCTTTGAATTAAAAGAACAAGAAATTGAAGCTGAAATAACTAATAGGTTAAATTCTTGGGCTAATAAAGATTTAGATGAGGATGGTCAAGCTTTTATTAAATTTAAATTAAATGGAGGTAAGACTGAAGACTTCTTTAAAGTATATTCACAAAGTGTAGATTTTTCTGAAGGAGATATTGAAGATGAAGCTTTTCAAGATAAATTAATTAGAAAACAACTAGAAGATGATGGTTGGGATAGTGAAGAAATTGAAGATAGACTAGAAATCCTAACTGAAAATGGTAAGAAAGCTAAGATAGCTCAAAAGTATTATAATAAAATACTTCATGAACAAGAACAAGAGAAAAAAGCTTTAGAAGAATCTGCTAAGCAACAACAGCAACAAGCTCTTGAAACTCAAAGAAAATTTAATCAAGAATTAAAAGAAACTGTAAATGGTTTAGAAGAAGTTAAAGGATTTAAGTTAAGTCAAAAAGATAAAGGGGAAATTTTTGATATGATGACTAAGAAGAATTATAAAACACCTAGTGGGGTTATGATTACAGGTCTTCAAGCTAAAATTTCTGAAGCTTTCCAAGATAAAGAAAAAGCAATTCTTTTAGCTAAAATACTTAAAGATGATTTTGACTTTTCTTCTCTTGAAAATAAAGTAAAAAATAAAACTGTAAGAAAAATAAAAAGTAATTTAGAATCCAGAAAAAGCTACAAACCAACTGGTTCTGGAAGTTCACTAGGAGGTAGAAGCTTGGCTGATCTATTTAATTAATTAAATTAATATGGCAACATTAGGTAATAAATTTAGAACTCAACAAGTAAAAAGACATGCTAACATGACTGAGTTGAATCACTTAGGTGCAATGTTAGCTGCTAAGCCTCATGTATTTGAGGGTAAAATGAATCAAATTTTCTCCTCTAAAAATTATTTCTCTGATAATGCTTTATCTTCTGTACTTTGGGCAGGAGGTAAAACTGAAGAAATTGCATCAAATGAGTGGGAATGGCAAATGAAAGGAGCTAGTGAAAGACCACTAGTAATTCTTGAAAATGTAGAACCTATGAGTAATACTGCTCCAGGAAGAGGTAGAACTACTTTTAAAATTAAACTAGATGAAAATTGGTATCTTCCAGGTGATGTAATTACACCAGGTAATCCTAGATTCCAATGTAGAATCCAAGAGAATGTACAAAGACATGGTAATGGTTTTGTATATACAGTAAGATTAGTATCTGATGATTTTAATGCATTCTTACCTGTAACTTATCTTCAACCAGGACAAAAGTGGATTAAACTTTACTCTACTTATGGTGAAGGAGATTCTCAAGATGGTTCTACTCAATATAGTTCACACTTCTCTTTAAGAGATTCTCTTGGTAAATTTAGAAAGAGATATTCTGTAACAGATTATGCAGCTGAAGAAGCTCTTGCAATTAATCTTCAAGATACTAAAGGAGGAGTACATAAAACTTGGATTGGATATGCAGAAGTAGAATACTGGAAACAATGGTATAGAGAGTTAGAAAGAGCTTATTGGTATAATAGAAAAGCTAGATCAGTAGAAGCTGTAACTGGTAGACCAGTAGATTCTTTCTCAGGTATCCAAGAAAAAATTGAAACTGATGGACATATCCACTACTATACAGATTTTACTGCTAAGTTGGTAGAAGAATTCTTAATGGATATTTTCTATGCTAAAACTAAACCAGGATCTGGAAGAAAAATTAAAGCATTTACAGGTGAATATGGAATGTTGTTATTCCACAGAGCTATGCAAGATTTAGCTGATAAGCATGGATGGATGATGGCAGGAAATACATTTAACCCTGTTAAACAAACTAAATCTGAATATAATGAAAATGCTTATGCAGTAGGTTATCAATTTACTAAGTATGTAATGCATAATGGTGCAGAATTGGAATTAATCCATAACCCACTTTATGATGATACTACTATTAATTTTGAAATTGACCCTATTACAGGAAAACCAGTAGAATCCATGAGATTTACTTTCTTAGATTTCTCTGAAGAATCTGGTAAATCTAATATTAGAATTATTAATAAAAAGAATGGATATAAGTTTGGTTACCAAGCAGGTTTAATATCTCCTTATGGTCCAGCTAATGGTGGTTTAATGTCACATGCTGGTGAATACTATTCAATGCATGTATCTAAAGAAACTGGAGTACATATTGAAGATGTAACTAGATGTGGTGAACTTATTCTTAAGAGAAACATAGCTTAACTTTATTTTTCATTTAACTATAAGGGGAGAAATACCCCTTATAGTTACTAATTAACATCATTAAATTTATAAACATATGGCATTAGTACAAGTAAAACCTATTGAAAGACCTACATGGCATGGTTTATCAGGAATTAAAAGATTTACTGCTCCTAAAGTAATAGAAGCTTTAGTATCAGTTAATACTGGTAAATATGCAACAGGATTAACTGATGAAGATAGAGAAAGATTAGAAAAACTAACTGGATTTGATTTATCACCAGTATATATTCCAGGTAAAATTCATCCTTTCTGGGGAGATAAA